GGTCGCACTTGGCAAGGCTAGCGTAGCTCCACCCATGCCTGCGCCACCGGCAAAGGTCGCCCCGGTAATGTCGGCGTAAGACCCGCCACTCGTTGCCGAGTTTTGGACTTTAAGAGCCGTCAATGCGATGTCGGTCACTCCGAGCTGGACGATGATTGTTGCGTATTCCCATCCTCGTGTATCAATAACGTCAGCCGTAGCCGATGCATTATCGATAATCGCCGCCGGTTTAATTGCGGTTACATATTTTGCTTGTTGAAGACTGTTCACAGGTCACCTACTTTCTTTTTTGGTTGGATTGAATTAAGCCGCCGAGTCGAGCCGAACGATTGGCCCCGCGTTGTTCGCATCGCCCCGCTCGTGGATGTTGTAATCCCATCGGATCGTCGATCGGAACGCCGTTTGGTCGAATTCCATGTATCGCGAAGCATCGGCCACAACACTCAAGCCGCGTCGCAGTCCCAAGGTGGACGCCATCGAAAGATCGCCGAAGTAGGCGAACTTAGTAGATGCCCCAATCGTGCTTGGAAGCACTTGAGCAAACACAACCGGATAGCCCAAGAATTGACGAACCGGACCGTCGCCGAAATTCTCGACGTTGTTCCCGCCAGCTGCGACTTGAAGCCGCGCCATGACGTTGGACCAAACCGACTTGTGGACAAACCAAACCGGATTGAGACCTGGGAACTCAGGCAGCTTGCCAACCGCAGCGTGAAATACGCCGATCGTCAACGATGCTGCCGTGTTCTGAGTCGATGCCGCAGTGACAACGGACCCCGCGTTAAGCGCATTTGCAAGCCCCATGACGCCACCGTTAACGGGCTCGCCATTGCCAAGGAAGCCAGCCGTATCGAGCCTCAAGGCGTGAGCCTGTGCCATTTCTTCGGCCAAGTATTCAGCCAAAGCGATAACAGCGTCCTCATTCAGCTCGCTAGACACCCTGGTAAGCGTCGCCCACTTCTTGGCCGTCAGCGAAACTTGGCCCATTGTCGGATCCGATGCCGTGATCTCACCGGCTTCGGAAACAGCGTAAGCAGTCAAGCCGCTTACACGCCGAGGGATGGTCACCGTATCGGAAGTCATCGGGTAATCGCGGGCGTATTGCGAAATCACGCCGTAGGATTCCATTAGGCTGATAACCGCCGTGGAAAACTCAGGTGGGACCAAGACGCCACCGCGAAGGTCGTCGTTTTCTCCCATGGCATTCAAAACGCCATTATCGCGGCACCATTGCCGGGCTTGCCCGTTGCCATTCAGCGCTCGAAAGAACTGGCCCGAAGCGTAAGCCGATCGCTCTGCCTCTGGCCCCTTAAAGGCCTTAAGCGTGCGAGTTGCCCGAGCCGTTGCCGGGACTCGGAAGGTCGATCCGGTCAAGGGTTGGCTGTCAACGTGTTGGCGAACCGTGTTGGAGACGGCTTGCTCGATTTTCATCGCTCGTTCGCGTTGCTTGGCGAGATTCTCGATCTGGCCCGGCTTGCCTTCGGTCCCGAGGATAGTATCAATCTCGGATTGCTCATCTTCGAGCAATTCGCGGGTCTCTTGGGTTGCGATTGCTTGGATCGCTTGAACCTTGGCTTGCAAGGCTTGAATTTCGTCTGCTAGTGCTTTCGCGCTCTTCATTTCGACTGCCCTTATTGGGTTGTGTGGCAGTCGTTAAACCAAGATAGCGGCATGACTGCCACGGGAAAACAAACTGTTTTTAACCGTGTGTCACTGCCGCTAATAAGTTGCAGAGTTGTTGGCACTTCTGGCCGACGCAATAAATCTAGGCTACTGGCCCGAGCTTGTCAAGTGTTTTGAAAACTGGGCCATTTTCTGGCGTGCTAGCATCGTCGCTGCCGAGTCGAAAGCGTTCTTTGGCTTCTTGTACTTCTTGCCATTTTCGACGCGTCCTGTGGCAAGACCAGAGGCTATAGCGTCGTCGACGTTGTACCATGTCTCGGCAGCCATCAGCGATTCGATCTCCGAAGGATCCTTGCCGATGAACTGCCGGTAGATGTCAACCAGCGACGCGTCATAGCTTTTCAACGCCGAAATCACCTTGCCCAATTCGTCTTGGTTGCCCATCGCAAAGGACATCGCTCGATGGATCATAATCCGCGATCCATCGGCCATTAGGCGATTCTTGCCAGCCAAGAAAATCACGCTAGCCGCCGACGCTGCTAGGCTGTCATTGATCGTTGTAACCTCCCCGCCGTGCGATCGAAGTGCGTTATAAATGCCGATCCCCTCATCGGCCGCACCGCCTGGACTGTTAATTCGGATCGTCACCGGACTGGATCCGAAAGAACGCAAGGCATCAACGACGCCCTTTTGCGTGATCGGAAATTCATCCCATCCATCGCCAACAATACCGCTCAAAAGGATTTCGTTGGTTTCTGCTTTGACTTCGATCATTATTTCGCGCCTTTCAGTTCAAATATGCGATCTTCCCACGTTTTAACCTCGTTTTCGACGGCTTTCTGTAGCGATTCGCCACCGTATTGAGCCGCCAAAGTCGCTAGAATCTGCGTCGATTTCTCGCAATGGAGCCTTGCTAGGTCACGGTCGAGCCCGATCGCCTCGATCTTGTCGGCTAGCTTATTTTCCCATTGCGGATACTTTTTGCCGATCCAAGCGACGAATTGAGCTTTTTTCGATGCGTTGATAGCGTTATTGCCTTCGGTTCGAATGAGCCCCCGTAGCATTTGCTCGACGGCCCGATCGTTTCGGGCTTGCTCTTGCGTGTCCTCTTGCGAGCCCTCTTGGTCATCCTCTGGCGTGTCCTCTGCTTCGTCTGGCGATTGTTCCCCGGTCGCTGTGCTGATCGCCGGGTTAATGAACTCATCGCCGCCGACGTAAGGATTCAAGTCGAGCTTGGCCCGGCATTCGTTGGGGTTCATAATCCTTGACGCGATAGCCTTCGAGAATGATTCCATCGTCGTTGCTAGGTCAGTTCTGTAGAGTGCTGCCGGGTTGCACTTAAAATAGACCTCCCTTGAATTCTTTTCGCGTCGAGTGCGAAGCTTCATATCGCACTGCTCTTCAAATTTAACTAGCCAATGGTCCAGACATTGAAGGTAAGCTAGCTGGCTTTGTTCCCTTGTGCTGTAGCTACTTGATTCGCCGTCCCCTGGCATCGCCTCAAGACCAAAAAGCATACCGACCTCCTGCCGGGTTAGCTTCTGCAAGGCTGCGAATTGTGCGTCGTTGTTGTTCATTGAGACTGCGTTTGCCTTGATGCCTTCGCGCAAGAGGCCAGCCTTGGCTGAATTCTCCGAGCCCGCTTCGAGCTTATTGAAGTCGTCAATAAACTCTTTCGCATCCTCTGCTTTTCGGAATGCGGCCGGCGGTGCTTCAAGAAACAACTTACCCCGAAAGCCCCGCCTGAGTTGATTTAGCTTAAAGTTCACCTCTTCGCTGCCCGTCGCGAAGGTCTTGTTTGCAACATCGAGTAGCCCGATCCCCTCGACGCCATCGAAAGAAAAGCCTGGAACGTGCAAAACGTCGGCATCGTGAAACACTAGGTAGCCGTTCGAGTCGGCATCGTAAGCGTCGAAAAGGTTCTTCTTGCTCTGATTGTCTGGCTTTGTGACATGGTACTTTTCGCCCTCATGGATGATAGTCCAAGTCGCATCGGGCATCATGGGAATTAGCTCGGTAATCGTCCGAGCGTTGCGGATGATAGCCGCCCTGCCATTCCCCTTGAGAAGAGCATGACTCAAGAATTGCTCCTTGAAAGTCGATGGGGCTTGGATCTTATTCGGTTGCTCCCTGAGTAGCTGATAGCCAACATGCAAAGTATCGTTGATCGACCCCTGCCCAACTACCCGCTTAACATCGACAGGGATTCGCCCGAAGTCCCCGGTTAGCTTGTTGTGCGCGTACCAAGCCGGAGGGACTCCTAGAGCCTCATTCACGCCGACCCTACGCCCGCTCAAATACGAGTCATCGTCTAGCCCCATCCATCGAGCAAACACGCTAAATAAACTCATCCGAGCCTCCTTAAGTCACGTAAAGCTTACCCGAAGAACGCTCAGGCTGCAAACTGGCAATCCTGTAAGCCATCACCGCCGCAACGATGGGGTCGATCTTGTCTTTCGACTTGGCCTTATCGAACATCCACCGATCTTGGCGATCCTTGCATATCATTGCATTATTCGCACACCATCGCAGCAATTTGGACTCTAGGAACACAAGCCGCCCGTCTTTCATTAGCTGAATAAAATCGCGAATAGCCTCATTGAAGTTGGCTTGGTTTTGAGCCATCCTGGCCGCCGTCGCTCCAGCCTTGCCTATTTTTTCGCCTAGTTGCTGCCCGTTGTACGGGTCATAGGCTACCTGCTCGATGCCGTATAGCTCGATTTCCTCAATCAGCGATTCGGTTAAATCCTCGATCGGATAGGTACACTTGAAAAGCTCTTCGGTGTGAACAAACTCCGAGAATGGCATCGCCGTCAAGTCCCGCTTTGAGTCTGCCGCGATAAATGCCCGCGTCTTGATTTCGTAGCGAAAGACCGTCTTGCCTTTGGCGTCGGTATCAATCGGGAATCTGGCGCACAAGGCATACGCCGCTAAGTCGTCGCGTGCTCCAAGGTCGACCCCTGAGCCAAAAGCGTCGGCCCCGTTCCAGTCGCTATGAGCCCCAACGCAATTATCGAAGTCGTTTAGATCGAAGGCTTTTTCGGTCGATGATACTAGGGTGTTGCCGTGGAATCGCTTGAATCGATTGATGCCGATCGCGGTTGCCTTGGATTCGTTCCAACGCTCCCTAAGGTAATCAGCCTTTACCGAAACGCCGAGATTGGGATTGCTCTTTTTCCAGTTCGCCTCATCGCCTGGATCGTCTTTGTCGTCTAGCTCGTAGATCAGAGCGAAGAGAGTATTGTCGCTGTGGATGCCTGAAACGACATTCACCGCGTAGTTGTATTCCTCTAGCCACAAGTGCGAATCGTCTGCCCCTGCCGTCGTGATAATTAAGTGCAATGGTTGCGAGCGACTAGCCGAGCCTGTCACCATCGTATCGTAGAATTTCCGATGGTACGCGCCCCATGCGTGAAGCTCATCCATTACCACAACATGCGGGTTCAATCCGTCAAAAGGCTTTTCGCTTGAGACCTTGCGAATGAACGATTGATTGTGCTTGAAGGTAATCGTTTCGTTTTTTATGTCCGTGTACTTTAGTAGCGGTTGGGACTGGCTTACCATCCTTTCGCACTCGGAATAAACAACGTCGGCCTGTTCTTTTTTGGTTGCCGTCAAGAGGATCTGCCCTACCGCTTCGGGCTTGCGCGTCTTCGGGTCAATGTCGGCCATTCCAAGAAAGTGACAAAGTCCCGCGATGAGCGTCGATTTCCCATTTTTCCGGCCCATCGACCAATAAACTTTTCGGAATCGCCTTGAGCCGTCCTCATCGCGCTTCCAACCGAAGATATTCCATAGCCCGAATAGCT